TTGATACCAAAATCTTGTATCACGCTGGAAAATTTTTTGTGATAGGTGATGTGCTGATCAAATGAAGTGGAGGCATTTTTGGCACTTTTGGTGACCTCATTCATGCTCTTGGCCATGGCAGTGGCCTCTTTGGCGCCTTTGCCATCTGCGCCAATTTTTGCTAGAATCTGTTGTAGTGTGGCTTCTGATGCAGCACCTTCTATAATGCCATCTCTCAGTTCTACTTTTGCCATTTATTAAATACCCAGTTAATTTAGACTATAAATATACACATATTAAAACAAATATGTTAATTGCACACTTATTTATACGGAGGTAATAATGGTAGAAAATCAAATCAAACAGGGCAGCAATCCTTTACAGAAGTATTTTAGACAGGTCAAAAACTACATGCGATTGCCCAGCAGAGGCAAGTTTTATCCAGCGGGCACATTGGAAATGCCAGCCAATGGTGAACTGCCAGTGTATGCCATGACTGCCAAGGACGAATTGTTGTTCAAAACTCCGGATGCACTGATGAATGGTCAGGCCACTGTGGATGTGATACAAAGCTGTGTGCCCAACATTAAGAATGCTTGGCTGATGCCCAGCATTGATTTGGATGCTGTGCTGATTGCCATCAGAATTGCCACCTATGGAGAAAGCATGGATGTCAACATCAATGTGCCCAACACCACTATCAAACGAGACTACAGCATGGATCTGCGTTTGGCCTTGGATGATCTCATGATGGGAACGTTTGTGGACACTGTGAACATAGGTGCCTTGACCGTGACTTTGAAACCCATCAACTACAAAGAATTCACTGCAGGTGCTGTCAAGTCTTTTGAAGAACAAAGAATAATCAATGTGGTCAATGACGACAAAATAGATGAACAAACCAAGTTGTCAATGTTTCAACAGAGCTTTAGAAAACTCACAGACATCACCATAGCCATGGTGGCCGACAGTGTGGTCAGCATTGCCGTGGATGGAGAGGTGGTCACTGATCCCACACACATCACTGAATTCATTGCTAAATCAGAAAAAAACTTTTATGCTGCCATTATGGCTCATGTGCAAAAACAAAGAGAATCTTTCAGTATCAAGCCCATCAAAGTGGCCAGCACAGCTGAAGATATAAAAGCGGGCGCCCCTGCAAGTTTTGAGGTACCCGTGACATTCGATCAGTCAAATTTTTTCGCATAAAAATTCTACCCAGCTCTCTAGCGACTATTTTGCAAGAAGTCAAGGACATGGAGAATGAAACCAAAAATTTCAAAATGGATTTGTTCAAAATGGCCTGGTACATGCGTGGCAGTCTCAGCGTGGATGACCTTTTCATGATCAGCTATGAAGATCGCGAAATCATAGGCAAGATCATCAAAGAAAATTTAGAAACCACCAAAAAAAGCGGCTTGCCATTCTTTTAACAGCCCAGCAAACACCCAAGAACCAAATAATATATTTTAATGTGTGCAGTCTGCAAGTAAATAATCTTACGATGAGAGTGTTTACACAAAGCAACGTGAATCACACCATGCCTGACGACAGCATGTGGCTGCCTTGTGTCACCACTCAAGCAGTCTCGCATGTGGCTGCTGGGACTCAATGCTTATTGATCACACACATTGCTGCCATCCAACACTATCAACATCCGCTCACAGCACTGCTGCCCTATGAAATACAATGCGTGGGCAGACACACTGCAGAAAGATTGAGACGACTGGGATTCGTTCACATACGTTGCAGACTGAGAGCAGAAGATGTGGTGATACACACCAACACCACGTGGCTGCGCGGCGACCACTTTGCCAGAAACTTTGCTGAAGATTCTAGAGTCACTGAAATTCAAACCTATCACAGTGTGTTGAATCAAACCAACATTGATCAATTGCTGAGCATGCAGCCTCGGAGTGTGCATGTGTACAGTCATGCTGTGCTGCAGGCGTTGCAAGTGAGATCCTGGCCACACACTGATCTGTACAGGGTGCGATCAGCACCCGCGCAAGAAAATCTGTGGCACACAGTGACCGAATTCGATCCCAACCTAGCGCAGGACGCTGCCCTAGCACTGGCACAATTGCAAAACTAACTGCCAAAGGATATTATATCATGATTGCATACATATTGAATATTGCCACACTGTTGTTGATCATTGGAGTGGCTTGGTATATCATAGACAGTGACGAACGAGATCTAGTAAAAAGACAATCCAAACAGCGTGAACCCAAACACAAGTAGTGGACGAACCAGTTCGTCCAAGTGATCGCTGCGCTCTCACTGTGTAGCTCTATCAAGTTGCGAAGCAACTGCTCGCTCATACAGATAGTGGATCCATACTTCTCCCAGAACGGGGAGAAGTGGTGACGTCATACGAGATGAGCACGCCATCTTGAACAGCCATTGCTACTGCGGGGCGGTAGCCCTATACCCCTCTTGGCTGACTTCATTGCTACGGAATATTGTGGGAACTGTTCAAGCAATTCCTCAATATGGGTGTTGTGTCTGTTTCACAGAGCACCATCGTTTTTGCCTCATTGTGCAACTCAGGATTCACCATCTTTGAGAGACGTATTTCCTGGATCTTCAGATCAGTGTGGTTGCTATGTCAGTGCCTTGAGCCTTTGAATTTCTTCCCTCAGTAGATTGCTGCTGCCTATTCTCACATTGATGATGCCGTTGTAGTATGCATCAGTCTCCAACACTTTGCGTTCAAATTGTTCGCGGGCTTCCAGATATGCCATGGCGCCTCTGCTGCGACAGATGTACAGTATCTCTCGGGTGAATTGATCAGCACCCTGCTGTTGCACATCCTGCAACAGATGTTCGTTGCTGCCCCAATAGTCTCGCCAATCTGATTCCACCCGGCTTCTGCGTCGGTTGATTTTGCCTTTGAGTGGTGGACGTGATTTTTTGAACTGGGCCAACTTTTTGCCCACATACATGCGACCAGATACCAAATTAGTGATGAGATACACAAATCCTTCGGTGCCTTCCGGCAGTGCATCCAATGATTTGCCCTGATACATCCACGTCATGCAGGTACTTACTGTGTGATGAATTCGTTCACAGCAGTCTTGGATCTTTGTGATATTTTGGCAGTGATTGAAAAGTTTTGGTACCAAAAGGCACAGAAAATTTTTGCGCCGTAGTTTTGTACTTCGTACAAACTATAGCGTCTACCGCAGCGGCTGCGCCGTGCTCACTGTGTGCGGGCCTTCTCTTTGTGCTGTTTGTATTCACGCACAATTTCTGCTCGGCGTGTGCGACCCAGTTTGCGTATTTCACTCAACCATTTTCTAGCCTGTATTTTGCTCTGTCGGCTGGGTCTTTTGGCAAACTTCTCATTGTATTTGAAGTAGTTCATGTAGGCCTTGGTCAATAAATCATGTGTGTCGTCCATGTGTGCTCCTATATCTCGTGAAATTCAGTTGAATTGCTGTAGGAAGTGAATCCATTTTCTTTGATCACTTTGAGTGTGTTGTTGACTCTACCCATGAGTTCATCTCTGTGACTGATTAGATAGATGCTCTTGCCACGCTCCCTGCTCATGCGTTTCAGTATGGCAATGGATGATTCCACACCTGCTGTGTCCAATCCAGAATCAATCAATTCATCTATGAACAGCAAATTGATCTCTTGATATAAACTTTCCCACACATCTCTAAACGCAAAGCTCAAGCCCAATATCAATCTATTACGCTCTCCTCTGCTGAGATTGTCAAAGTCAAGATCCTGTCCCAGCATGGTGATTTGCACACTGAGATCATTTTTAAATATTACACTGTGCGGCAGTCCCAATGCTGTGAGATAGTGGGTGAGCCTGTTGTTTAAGAATGCTAAATTTTGATCTATTATTTTCTTCCTGATAAAACTGTCCTTGTTGGTCAACAATTTTAATAAAAATTCTTGATGGTCTTTTAAAGTTTGCAAGCGATTTACTTCACTCCAGTCCAGTTCTTGCAGTGCTTCTGTGCTGAGTTCTGTGATCTGATCCACATAAGGATTCTGTTCAGCTTCTTTGTTTTTCAGTGTGGATTTGTAAGTTTCCAGATGTTGTCTGTGTTCATATGCTTCTTTGATGCTGTCATAATATGTGTCTGGACGTGTGTCTTGTGTGCCCATGAGTTTGATAGCTTCATCTATTATGGCTATTTCAGCCTGTATGCTTTGATTGTAGTTGACTGCTTCACCATATTCTTCTTCCAACTTGCGTTGTATTTCACAAAATTTATCATCATGCAGTTCTTGACCACAGGCATAACAAGTGGCTTTGTCATGCAGTTTATCCAGATCATTGCCCACTTTATTCACTGTTTTGTCTGCCTGCAACAGTGTCATTTCCAAACTGCTGCGATCTTTTTGCAATTGTTTCAATTCATTATTGATCTTGAGCCAATCTTCCAGCAGCTGATGTGCCACCAACTCCTTGTCAATGTCCACAGACTCTAACTCTTTAATGGATTTATTTAATTTTTCAATATCCAAATTCTTCTGTGTGTTCCAAATTTTTTCCTTGTTGCTCAACGAGTTAATGGTTTCTTTGATCTTTTCATTGCTCATCTTAATGCCTTCCAAACGTGCATTTTCCATGGCTATGTCTTCTTTGCTGACTCTAATGCGATCTTTCAACAGTTCTGCTTTTTCACTCAGCAGTGTGATGCCCAACAACTGTTCTATGATGTCTTTTTGATCATTGGCACTCATGCTCAAGAACGGCTCTGTGTAGGTATTCAATGCCAATATGTGTTTGAACATGGCATGCGATAATCCCAACATGTGATTGATAGCAGCCTGAGTCATTCTGCTGTCGCCTTGACTCTCGTCAGTGATCTCTTGTTCCGAGTCATTGATAAAGTATCTCAATGTGTTGGGGCGTCTGCCTCTTTCAATGCGATATTTCACACCGTCTTTTTCAAAAGTTAGTGTGACCAACATGTTTTTGTTGTTGGTCTTGTTGACCAAATTCTCTCTGCGTATTTTTGTCAGTGCTTCACCAAATAAACCATAACTCAGTGCATTGATCAGTGTGGTTTTACCTGTGCCGTTCCTGCTGCCAGAATCATCTCCGCCCTGATCCAAATTTTCTCCCAACACCAATGTGAGTCTTTGTTTGTCTAGATTCACGCCTTGTGTTTGATTGCCCACACTCATAAAATTTTTAACTGTGAGGCTTTTGATCTTGATCATTGTAGGTCTCTGTAAATCTCTAATAGAGTATTTTTATTATAACTGTCAGATTCAATAGCATTGATCTCTTTGCTGACTATTTCGTCCACAGATTCAAAACGTGTGATATCCAATGTACTGGTGAGTTCATCATCTTTCTTGCCTGGAATCAGCACTATTTCTCTGCAGTTGTAATCTTTTATAAAGGTTTCTTTGATAAAACTGGCTTCTTCATAGCTGATGTCTATGTCCAACGTCACTTGCAAGTGCATCTTGGGCAGTATAATGTTCTTTGCATCATTCAGTAGTTGACTTAAATTTACTTTCAAATATCTTGGACAATTGTACCAATTGATGTATCTGGGAGTGCCACCATGTTCCATGATCATCATACCACGCTGATCATCATTCACATCTGCATAGTTGTGCGGCATGGGATTACCAATGTAATGTATGTTTCTTGCTGTTTGTCTCTTGTGGAAGTGTCCTGTGAACACATATTCTGGATGCACAAAATCCACTGCTTGTATCAACCCAGTGTCTGGCATCTCTATCATGGCATTCATTAAGAAGTGCGGCAATTCAAAATGACCAAACATGTATCTGCTTTTGATTTTTTTGATCTGTTTGTATTCATCTCCCACCAACCAAGGCACTAAGGTTGTGTCATCTATGGTAGTGGTCTGTGTGATCACTGTGATGCCAGGAATAAATCTTGCAAACTCCACTGAGTGAATATCACGCTTGTCTTTGTAGTACAGATCGTGATTGCCAGGAAAGAAATAAAATTTTTCAAAAGCCTTACCCAGTTTTTCCAAACATTTGATGGAGACATCCATGGTCATCAAGTTCAACGAATTTCTATTGTGATGCCAGTCACCACAGAATATACCAGTTTCACAATTGTTTTGTTTGGCCTGGTCAATGAACCAATCCACAAACTCTTCACAGTCTTGATTGTGAATCATGCTGTTGCTCTTCAGACCAAAATGTATGTCAGTAAAGACGGCTGCTTTTTTAAACATTAGATAATATTTCCCAAGACTTAATTGTAAACAAATAATTGATTAAAGTCAAGGATTTAAATTTTCTTTTTGAATTCACGATCCATCGATTTTTGATATGATTCTGAATTCTGTCGCGTGGAACTGGGCATCATGTTATTCATTTCCATAATGTCATCTCTAATATTTTGATTTCTTTTTTCGATATTGATGATCCTCACAAAAGAATTGGTCACTGCTGCTGTGTAGTATGCAAATGGATTGTTAGATTTACTTTCATCAAATTGCAATCCAATCTGAGTCAGTTGCAATATGGCTTGTCCTTGCATTTCGTCATTGTAGGTGTAGCCTCGCACATTGCCTCTGGTGGCATAACGTTCACACAGTTTCATCCACATCATGGCCAGTTTGGCAGTGGGTTTGCCGCCTTCCTTGTTGAACTTGCCATTGTGCATGCCGCCTTCCCAGTGACTTTTGCCCACACATGAAAGATTGCCTTTTTCATCATGCTTCCAATGTTGAAATGCAGGAAAGTTCACTTTGCATTTACTATCAGCTGAACTTTTGGGATTTTTTTTGCGTCCTGGTTCGTTGGGTATGTGTTCATAGGTCATGACTCTGAATACCAGCTCATGCTTTTGTATCTTCCTATA